TCTCAGAACGATAACCATCCCCACCGATCCCACCTCAAAGGATCCCACGGGGAAACCCCCGCCGCACAACGCGGCACGGTCGCGGGGTAGAGCAGCCCGGTAGCTCGTCAGGCTCATAACCTGAAGGCCGCAGGTTCAAATCCTGCCCCCGCAACCAAAAAACTAAAACATATCAGATGCTTATAACCCGACGTAAACCGTCGGGTTTTTGCGTTGCGAATTCTTGTCAACACCTGGTCAACATTCGACCAGTCGCCCTGAAAAGCGGTGCCCGCAGCGTTCCGTCCCATGTCGCTACTCCGCCGCAAGGCCGGTGTTCGGCGCATTGAGCCCCTCGACGTAGGCCTTGAAGGCCGCGGTCGATGTGAAGCACCGAAACCCCGCGGCGCTGGCCATCGAAATGAGCTCCGCGCTTTCGCCCAGCAGGACCGCCACCGGCTCAGTCAGTTCTTCCTGAACTCCACTCGGCCAGACCAGATCGAAGATGGCACGCTGCTCTCCCGTCTCCGGGTCGACGAAGTCATATGCCATCTGGCCCTGCGCAAGCCCCTGAGCTGCCACCCAAGCATTCAGGGCTTCCAGTTCCTTCGCTTCATCTTCGCTCGCGATGCCGCCCAGAAGTACCCGATCCGTGATCCTGGCTGCCCGAGAACCATCAAGCCATGACGTGTCGTCGTGTAGCAGGGATGCGAGGCACGCGTTCGTGGCTTCGGCGAGCAATGCTTTGCGAGCTTCCATGAAGTCGCGGTAGTTCTCGATCCGCCAAAGCGCCGGGTCATCGGGGATCCACTGCGAAGGCAGCGCGCCGGGGTGAGCGGCCTCGATCTCGGGGAAGTAATCCTCGGGTCGGCGGTCCGAGATCGCGAGGTTCGTGTCTTTCGTCAGGAAGCAGAAGTTCGCCAAGGCGTTCACTTCCGCCCGTGCGTAGTTCGCCTCGTACAGCCGCGCGCGTGGGAAGATGTGGTGGACTTCGAGACGGCTCATCTTGCCAAGAAGGTTGTTCTTCAACGGCAGGCCAGTGCCCCAGTCCCGTGCCTCCGTCATGCGGGTGAGCATGTACAGCACCGGATAGAACCGCGCTCCGACACTCCACGAGTGGAAGTGACCAGGTTCGACCCGCAGTCCGCCCTGTGCCAACCGCAGTTCGCCGATCAGCTTGTCCAGATCCCCGCCGCTCTGCTCGAGGATCCCGAGGTCCTTGTCGATGAAGCTCTCGACCGATCCCGAAAAGCGCCCCCACATCCCCGTCTGTACGAACCAGAAGAGCAGTTTGTCGCGAGTCTTCGCATCGAGATGGCCGCCCTTGCTGTCCAGATAGCGAACCATGACCGGGACGGCGAACTTGGAGAATAGCACGCGGTCGTGGTCAAGACCCAGCCGCCCGCCAATCATGTTCAGCGCAGTGTCGATGTGCTTGACTGCACGCTTCAGGGCGCTGGCGATTTCGTCAGCGCCTTGCGAGTGGAGATAGAGGAACTTTGCCTCGCCCGTCAGAACTGTGTTCACCGACCGCAACAGCCAATCGAGGGTGAAGTCGTAGCCCTCGGAGCGCCAGCGCGCGATGCTGGTTTTCATCGTGTCGCGCGCTTCGGGCCAATCCGCGCAAATCTTGGCGAGCGCTAGATCGCCCTTCGACAGCTTGGTTCCGCCGCTGTTCACTCTATTGAAGATGTCTACCACCACGTCGAGCGTCTTGTCGGCACCGGTGACCTCCTCAATGTGGAACGCCTTGTCGCGGATCCCGAGAAGCTGGTTCAAACGGCCGACATACTCACCGATCTTCGGAAGATTCTCCGGGTTCTGGCTGAGCGTGGTTAGGAACGCACCGATGCCAGCATTCCCCTTCTGCATGACCTCGGTAACGTCGATCCAGAGCGGATCGTCCCGCATCTTGATCGGTTGGTAAAACTCGAAGTCTTCGCTGGCGAGGTTGAACCTCAGATCCGTGAACGCCTTTGCGTTTCCATCGAAAAAGCGAGGGGGTTTTCCCCGGATCACACCATAGAGCGAGGTGATGCGCTGTTGGCCGTCCAACAGGAGCTTGACGACCCCTGGTGCAAGCTTGCCGTCGCCGCGATGCGTGGCCGTGGATGCGTCCGTCGCCCACACCAGAAGGCTCCCGACAGGATGCCCGCGATACAGCGACTGGAAAAGTCCTCGAACCTGTTCTCGTCCCCAGACATACCCACGCTGGAATTCCGGCAGCGCCATGTGGCCATTGTCGATGTAATCGAGGATCGAGGAAATCTGCATCAAACGCCCAGCGAACGGTTAAACCTAACGCCTAGGATGACCCGGAGCCCATCGTCGTCGCAAGAGGGGAAGCGCCAGAATCTCGAACCCATTTCGGTGCGTGGGTTAATCATCACCTGCATGCCCGCGCCTGATCGCGCATCACGGCGTAGTCGCTGAGCATCCGGACGACGACGGCCCCTTCCGACAGGGCGTCCACCTCGTCGGCGGCGCGGGCCTGATCGGCGGCCGTGTAGTCGACCACGGGTGGGCAGGGCGCGTGGGCTTCAGAACCTGCCATCGCGCAGCCGGTCAGCCAGAGCATCACGATCAGGAGGGCGGCGGGCGGCGGCGTCGAGCATCTGGCGGTGGATGGCATCGTTTCTCTCTCTGGCGTCAAGCCGTTCGGCGGCGCGCCCTGCGCGTTCGCCTGCGCGGCGGAGGTTCAGCAGGAACAGCAGGATCGCTGCCGCGGCGAGGATGAGGCCCAGCGCTTTTCGCGCCGGGCCATGGGTCAGAAGCCAGCCGATCACCGCTGGCCCCGTTTCCAGTCGTCGAGCCGGGCGTGGATGGTCACGGCGATGCCGATCAGCGCGATGGCGATCAGTACCCAGCGCAGCGTGTCGAGATAGGGTACCAGCGGCTGGATCGTGGACTGGGTTTCCGCGAGGACGCCCCTCACAGCATCCACCCCGGCCGCGCCGACGGTGGCGGCACCTGCCGCACCGCCACCGCGCAGCGTGCGGCTTTCCGACAGGACTTCGCGCGCGGGCGGCAGTTCCGGCGCGAAGGGCACGGGCCGCGCCGGGAAAGGATCGCCCCAGGACCGTGCGGGACCAAGGTCGATATGCATGAAGCCGGAGCGGGGATAGTATCCGAACCCCAGGAACCCGACCGCCCGCGCCGCTGCCTCGAAGGCCGAAGGATCGTGGTTCGCCATCGCGATGTCAAAGGCTGTGCCCTGCATGTGCTTGGACGCGGGCGCCCCGCCGACAGCGCGATTGTGTTCCGGGCTGCGGTAGGCCGAGCGCACGATCAGTGGCTTGCCCAGCCGATCGCGCAGGGCCTGCAGCTTGTCCATGGCTTCCGTGTTGATCTTGATCGCGCCGGTGCCGCGGCAGGCGATCTCGGCGGCCGAGAAGTTCGGCCAGCGCCAGGTGTTGGCGGGCACGTCGCGCCAGTGGGGGTAGGTCAGGGTGGGCATGGGATCCTCCAAATGAAAAACCCGCCTCTGGGGCGGGTGGGGTGTCGGTTGGCGAGGTTCGGATGGGTCAGTCGGATCGGCCGCGCTGGAAGGCGTCGAAGAGCATGTCCCGCATGGATCGGATGTCCGTCTCGATCCGGTCGAGGCGGTCGCCATCGGCCTTGCGATCCTCGCTGCGCTGGCGGTCGATGCGGTCCCGGTCGGCGACCAGTTCGCGGTCGAGGCGGTCCAGCAGGGCCTCATTGGTGAAGGCCTTGCGGGTGATCGCCGCAATCAGGGCCATGGTGCCGCCGATCAGGGCGGTCAGCGCGGCGGTGATCCCGTGGTCCCGAAAGGCCCGCGCGACCTCGCTGGTCAGGGTGGTCTGGTCGTTCATGATGGTCCTTTCATTGCCGAGGGCTGCGGTCGGTCAGAAGTCGGTTTCCAGGTAGACCCCGGCGCAGTCATAAGCGACCGCCGCCGCCGTTGCGCCGGTGTTGAGGAACAGCCGCGGCGACAGGAACTGCGTGTTGGCAGGCAGGTCGGCGGTGATCTCCTGCTCGAACACCGCGCCAGAAACCTCGTCGACCACCCGCACCCAGACGGAACTGCCGTTCGGTGGTGCCGCGATGAACAGGGTCAGAACGCCGCCCGTCGCGATGGCGAAACTCGCCCCCATGTCGGTCAGGGTCGGCGCCCCGGTGCCGTCATTCGCGACCAGTTGCCAGCTGGTGTGCGTCCCGCGCTGGAAGCCGATGCCGATGCAGTTGATGGCAGCGGCCAGCGTCAGGGTAGTGGCCAGTGCTGCGGTCGATCCATAGAGGCCGAAGAACCCCATTCCGGTCGCCTGCAGCGTCGTGAGCGAAATCCGCGTGACGAAGGTCCAGCCGCCGAGGCCTGCCGCATTGCCGCGCCAGCAGGCCCAGCCTGCGGAGCGCTGGTCGGCTACCGAGTCCACGACAGCCGCGGAAGTTAGCCGCCAGCGCCGCATGCTGGCGGCCAGGTTCGTGGCGGCCAGCGTCGGGTGCGACAAGGTGCCGACTGAAGTGATCGGCAGGCCCTCGGTCGTGATCGTGGTGCTGACCGAGGGGGACCAGTTGGCAATCCGGTTTACCCCGAAGTGGGGCTGCAGGGGGAAGTCCCGCCCCGAGGGGCGCATCACGTCGATCCATGGCGCGCCTGCGCGGTTGCGCGCATAGATGCTGGCCTTGCCCGAGGGCGGCGGCGTCGGCGCAGCCGCCAGCCCCGGCAGGACAGCGGGCTGCGGCAATTCCAGCTGGCCATTGGTCCGGTCGATCCTGATCGCGTCGTAGAAGGCGGACCCATCCGGGCTGACCTTGAAGCTGAAATCGTCATTTCCGAGCAATCCAATCAACGCGCGGGCGGAGAAGCCGGTCTTGAAGGCGAAGGCAGCGTCATTCCCGGCAGCGGCCTTGTTGACCGTCGCTTCGATCCCTGCGCCCGCATTGTTCAGGAGAACGGCCGGTGTGTTGACCGACAGGCGGTTGTAGCTGTCGGCCGTCGCCCCGCCGAGGCCCAAGAGCTGCGCTGTCAGGTTCGCCTGCGGCATGCCGACCTGCGTGACGGCATTGGCGAAGGTGACGTTCGGCGTGTTGATGACTGTCGTCCCGCCCGCCCCGGCGGAGGCCGAGCCGATGTTGACGACCGTCGTCGACCCGGAGGCACCACCCGTGCCGATGTTCACGGTCTTGGTCACGCCCGTCGTTGTGGCCCCGGTGCCCATGCCATAGGTGGCGGTCGTCGTCGCCGTGCCGATCGAGGCGCTGGCAGCCGACACCGTCACGGTTCCGGATACCGTCAACGTGCCGGAGAAGGTCTTGTTGCCGGTGAAGGTCTGCGTGCCCGCAAGGATCGCCAGTTCCGACGAGGTATTCGGCAGGGTGAAGCTGCGCGTGGTGCCCGCGCTGATCCCCGCCAGCGAGAAGGTTGCCTTCTTTGTAGGGTCGGCATCGTTCACGAGGCTGAACACGGCATCCGATACGTCGCGCGGCTCGCCCACGACTTCCCAGGCGCTGCCGGTCCAGACGAAGAACAGCCCCTCGGCCGCGACCCAGACCAGCCAGCCGGTGCGCGGTACCAGCCGGATCCATGCACCGTCGATCCAGAAGGCGATGTTCAGATCCCACCCGGCCCAGAGGCCTGTTGCGCCCGAGGCCACCAGATGGCGGTTCCCGTCGACCGGGCTGGCCGGTGGTGCAGTGCGCGTGCGGTCGAGGACGGAAAGCTGCACCAGCGCGTCGAGCAGGCGCAGGGCTTCGTTGTGGGTGACATGCTTCTGCGCCTGGGCGGCCAGAAGGTAGGGCAGGCCCAGATGGGTCGTGGTGTCGGACATGGAGCTTCCCGCAGGTTGGGATCAGAATTGCAGCGTGACCGCGGCGGGCGTGCCGCGGCCGAGGCGGTTCGAAAGCTGGAAGATCCGGATGGCCAGCGTCTGGCCGGGCCCGAGCGGCGCGCCCCAATCGGCGGTCTGCTGGGCGGCGGCGTAGAGAACGGAGGTCGTGGTGCTGGTCAGCGTGCGCTTGACGACGGTCCCGTCAAGAATCTGGACGTCGTAGGATTCCAGGTCCTCGGCCAGCGGCACCTCGACCTGTTCCCAGGCATCGGCCACCAGCGCGCGGGACCGGCGCGTCCAGCGGATGGTCAGATCGCCCGGGCTGCGGGCCGTTCGCCACGGCTGTTCGACATGGACCGGCGCGAATGGCACGAGACCCCGGCCGGTCGGCGTGAAGCCCAGCGCGGGATAGCTGTCATCCGTGACAGAACGCGCGGCCGGGCCCACGCGCCAGTTCCATGGCATGCCGAGATCGGCCTCGGCGATGGGCAGCGGGGCTAGCGTCGCATCCAGCACCACGGCTCGCGCTCCTGCGGGGGCTGGGTTGCCCATCGCATGCTCGGTTCCGCGCTGACCACGCAGCAGGCGGGTCAGGCGGTATTGGCCGGGGGCGATCAGTTCGGCCGCGCCTGCCTGGATGATCTCCCACTGGCCAGCGGCGCTCTCGACCGCCAGCGCATTTGCCCCGCCGAACAGCGCGACGTCGGTCACGCTTTCCAGCGTTCCAGCCAGCAGATCGACGACCAGCGCATTGCCCAGATCGAAGCGGGAGGTCGGCCCCGGAAAGAAGTCGAAGGCCAGCGTGCCGATCCGGGCCCGACTGCCGAAGGTCGTCAGGAGGTTGAAGCCATCGGTCGAGGCGCTGCGGAACACCGCAATCTGACCTGGCCAGGGGCTGGCATGGGCGGCGATCAGGGGGCGATGGGCGGGCTGGTCTTCGCTGATCTGTGGAAGGTCCAGCATGACCACCTCGGGCGTGCCAAAGACGACGGGGCTGGCGAGCGACGCGGGCCGCGGATCGCCGGGCGGCAGGTCGTAGGCTGCGCGGTCCTGGCGCACCACCTCGATGCCCCTTGCCTCGGCATCGGCGACCGAGACCAGACGGAACTCGACCTCGCGGCCGTCATGCGCCAGCCGGATGACGTCTGCCGGGTCCAGCGCCAACCGCGAGGGCGGAAGGCGGAAGGTGGCGCTTTCCCGGCCGATCCAGGCCTCCATCAGCGCGCGGCTGCAGCGGCGTTCGGCCTCCTCGGGCGGGATTGCCATCGGAAAGGACTCGGAAGCGATGCGCGTGGTGTCGACCGTGATGCGCCGTGCCTCGACGAGAGCAGCGTCATAGTCCTCGTCCGCCCGGGCGACCTGCCACTTCAGGGCTTGCGGCAGTTCGGTCTCCTGGCCGCGCGTCAGTTCAAGTGCCTCGCCCTCGCGGGTGGAGACCAGATCATCTACCGCGAGGGTGAGGCTGGAGGCCCGCCCGCGCATGACGAAACGGATCACGCCTTCGGTCTCGATGGCATCGAAGCCGAAGTGTCGTGCCAGCGTGGAAATCGAGGCGCGGGGGCTTTCCAGCGCGGCGATCACATAGCCCTCGACCGCGCCCCAGAGACCTGAGACGTCTATGAGGTCGTCCGCAAGCCCAGCGCGCAGGCAAAGATGGCGCACGAGGGCCGCAAGCGATACCGCGCCGAGCCGACCGGTCAGCCAGTGGCCGAGCCGCCAGTTGGGTCCATCGGTCCAGACGCCGGTCAGTTCGGGAAAGAACGGATAGGGCCGAGCGTCCCAGGTCCAGGCGGCGCATTCCGGGACATGCACCATCCGGCCGCCGTAAATGGCCGAAACCGGATTATTGGCTGGGGCGCCCCACCAGAGGTAGCTCGCCTCGAGATAGGCACGCTGGATCGCATCGTCGCGCCAGCCGCGCGAGAAGTAGGGCGTGAAGCTCTCGGACGACTTCGGGTCGAAGAACACGTTCGGCTGGTTCGTGCCCCGGTCGATGGCCGGGCACCCAAGCTCGGTGAACCAGACCGGTTTCGATTGCGGCACCCATGCCGTGGGCGTGCCGCTTTCCACCCCGCCCGGGCGGTTGAAGTGGGCATTCGACCACCAGGCGCGCAGATCCTTGTAACGGAAGACCCACGGTTTGCCCGCAGCTCCATCCGTGATGGGCGTCCGCAGTTGCGCCGACCGGTCGGCCAGGCTGGCATAGAACCAGTCGAAGCCCTCGCCGCCCGCGATGTTGGCCTGCAGGTAGCCCCGGTCATGGATCGCGGGCCAGCCTTGCAGCGCATCGGCATGGTCGAACCCGTCGCGCCAGTCGGAGAGCGGCATGTAATTGTCGATGCCAATGAAATCGATGTTGGCATCCGACCAGAGCGGGTCGAGGTGGAAATAGACATCGCCGCTGCCATCGCCCGGTTGATGCCCAGAATACTCCGACCAGTCCGAGGCGTAGCCGACCTTGGTGCCCGGCCCGAGGATCGACTTCACATCCGCCGCCAGCGCCTTGAAGGTCGTCACGGCCGGATAGGCGCTGGCGCTGGAGCGGATCGTGGTCAGCCCGCGCATCTCGGTCCCGATCAGGAAGGCATCGACACCGCCCGCCACAGCGCAGAGATGGGCGTAGTGCAGGATCATCCGGCGCAGGCCCCAATCGCCTGCGGGGCCGGTCCAGCTGACGGTGTCGCCGGAGATCGCGAACTGCGCCGGGGCGGCCGCGCCGAAGAAGGCCGAGACCTGCGTCGCTGCGGCGGCGGTCTTGTCTGCGGTCCCGGTGTAGCCCGCGGCCGGGGAACAGGTGATCCGCCCACGCCACGGGAAACTTGGCTGGCCCGGCGTCGCGGCATTCGCGCTGTAGGGGTTCGGCAGCGTGTTGCCGGGTGGCACGTCCATCAGCAGGAACGGATAGAAGGTCACCCGCAGCCCGCGGGCCTTCATCTCGCGGATCGCCTGCACCACAGCGAAATCCGCAGGTGTGCCGCCACAGACAGGACGGTCTTCGGCATCGCGGCTGACGAGATGGGCACCCGAGCGAGAAACCCCGTTGACCGTCCAGACCTTGGGGCTGGTGACCTTGGTCGCCACTTCCACGCCAGGCTTGATCGAGCAGTTCCCGGCGCGCAGGTCATTGCCGAACCAAGCGACGACCAGGCTGACGCTTTCGACGGCCGGAGCCATGGCCTGCAGCCGATCGAGGGCCACGACGATGTCGGCCTCGTCGGGCAGCGCGTTCAGGTTCTCGGCCGTGGTGGTGCCACCGGTGGTCTGGCCGAAGACTGTCGCCGTGGCGCCGACCGTCTTGCGCACGGCTTCGGTCGCATAGGTGAACTCGCCGGAGGCCGGGATCATCGTCACCGCCTTCACCAGCCCTTCGGCGGTGTCGGGATCCGCGAGTGGCCGGAATACCTCGAATGACAGTTGCGGCAGGCGGTTGCCGTAGGTCGAGAGCGGCATTTCCTCGAAGACGACATAGGCGGTACCGCGATAGGCGGGCGTATTGGCCGCGCCCATCTTGGCGGCGATGTACGGGTCGGCTGTCTGGGTCTCGTTGCCCGGATACCAGCGCCAGGTGATGCCGGTCATGTCGAGCGGCTTGCCATCGGCCCAGATGCGGCCGATGCCGGTGATCGGGCCCTCGCACAGGGCGACCGCGAAGGACGCATAGTAGAGGTATTCGGTTGTCTGGACCCTCCCACCGCCACCACCCTTGCCGCCGCCTTGGGTGGTGGTCTTGGTCTCCTCGCGGAAATCGGTCGCCCAGATGATGTTGCCGCCGATGCGCATCCGGCCGTAAAGGCGCGGGATGATTGCGCCTTCCGTTGCCGAGGTGATGCGCAAGCTGTCGAGGCGCTGACCCTCGATCTTCTGTGCGGGCGCAAGCGAGGACACGATCCAGCTGTCGACGACCGATCCGATGGTGGAGCCGATGAAGCCACCGATGGCAGCGCCAGAAAAGCCGAGGATCGCGCCGCCGAACGCCCCGCCGATGGCGGAACCGACGGCACCGAGGACGAGCGTGGCCATTGCGGAAACTCAGGGTTCGAAGGGTTGGGGGAGTCAGCGTGCCGGAAACAGAAAGGCGAAGGCGGTGCGGCGTCGCCATGTTGGGGTCAGCGGTTCCTCGATCACGCCCAGCCGCTCGTAGGCGTGCAGAAAGGTGTCGGGGCCGGTCAGGATGCCGACATGCTTGGCGATGGCGCGGGGCATCATCCGGAACAGGATCAGCGCACCGGGCGGCGCATATGCTGGTACGATTTCCGGCATCATCGCCCGCGCGCCGTCCGCCAGCACCTCGCGCGGCCCCATCTCGCCCCAGTCGCGGCTGTAGGGCGGGATCGGGAACGGCTCCGGCCCCACCACCTCGCGCCAGACACCCCGCGCGAGGCCGAGGCAGTCGCAGCCCACCCCGCGCAAGCTGGCCTGGTCGTGATAAGGCGTGCCCAGCCAGGATCGCGCGGCGGCAATGACGATGGCGGGATCGGCGGCCGTCACAGCACCGCCCCCTCATGGCCGCCGTCCTTGGTGGCGTAGCGCAGAACGGCGTCCTGCCCCGGGATGTGCGGGAAGCCCCGGAAGTTCGCGACATTGGCGAACTTCGCACCACAAGTCGCGATCCGCTTGTCGCAGCCTGCCCGGATCACGAAGTCATCCGTCGCCGCGATTGGACGCACCGGGGCTTCGAGCAGGGTCAGGATCGCCACCCCGTCGACGAGGTCGTGCGACAGCACCTCGACCCGCCGCCCCGCATTCGCGCCAGTCGACCACTCGACCAGCCCGAAGGCGAACCAACCTGCCGCGAAGGCTCCAAGGCCGGAAACGGTGAATGCCCGATCCCGCAGCACATCGATGACAGCGCCGGTGCCCTTGAAGGCCGGAGCCTCGAGGTTCACGCCGCAGCGCGTGTCGCCCAGCGCTGCATCGCAACTCGCCTGAAACGTCCGCCCGACGGTCTGGCCGAGAACATGGGCGAGGCTGCGCACCTCCGCCACGAAGGCGAGCCGCCCGCGCCGGATCTGACCGATGGCCCCGCGCCGCAGCAGCACGCGCTGCGCTGGGGCCGACCAGTTCACGCGCAAGACCTCGACGGCCGCATTGTCCCACCGGCCGTCGAGGATGTCCGTCTCGGTGATCCGGTCCGACGACAGCACCCCTTGGGCATCCTGCGCATCGACCGAGAGGTCTGATCCCGACCGGACCTCGGACGCCGTCAGTCCGCTTTCCGGTTCGAACTCGGTGCCGTCGAAAGACAGCGTTCGGTCGTGGTCGGTGAAACCGAAGGTCACGCCATCTGCGCGAATGATCCGCCAGCACCAGGCGAGTGTGGTCGCTCCTTCGTCAAGATGCGCCTGCAAAGCGGAGTTCAGGGACTTCATGTGCGTATTTCCACGAGCGGGATCGAGGTGATCGAGCCGAGGCGTTCGAGGTCGAGGGTGACGTCGAGGACGTCGGTGTCGAAGCGGACGGGGACGTCGAATTCGAAGCCTGCGGTGATGGCCACGCCTGCGGCCGGGGCGATGGTGAAGGTGACGAGGCCGGTGGTCGCGGAAACCGACCAGCCGGAGGCTTGCAGCGTGCCGTTCAGGGCGATGGTTACGGTCCCGGCGACGGGTTTGGTGATGGCCCGCGTCCAGGACTGCGCGCCGGAAGTGTAGCGCTTGGTGAGCTGAAACAGCGTGGCCGCCCCGTTGCCGGTGCCGATGGATTGATCGGTTGAGGCGGGCGTCTGTGACGGCAGGCAGGACTTGAAGTCGGCCCAGTCCTTGAAGCGGAAGCCATGCAGGCGGCCATTCCGAGCCTCGAAGAAGGCGACGACCGCCGCCAGATCGTCGGCGCGGCGGATGCCATAGGCGACGTCATAGCGGCGGCGGCTGTTGGCCCAGCTGGCGTTGCGCTCCTCGGCGCCCGAGGCCAGTTCGACGATCTGGGTGCGCCGTTCCGGGCCGCCGCGCGCGCCACGGCTGATGTTGTCCGGAAACCGGACCTCGTGAAACGCCATCACATCCCCCTCCGACCGAGCGAGACTGCCCGGGCGATGTCGCTGGCGACTTGTGTTCGGGACTGTCGGAAGCTCTCGGCGTCGCGGGCGTTGATCGTTACATTGACGGTTGAGGCGCCCGCCTGGCCGTAACCGGCCGCCTCGCGCCGGGAGAGAACCCGCTCCCCGCGTTGCAGGATCGCTGGCACCTCGTCGGGCCTCAGACCGGCCCAGCCCCCATCGTGCATGCGCGGGGCACCCGAAAAGGCCAGCGCCGGGACCATGTGTCCGGGACCAGGGGCACCGACCATCCCGCCCGCATGCAGGATGTTGGCGAAGATCCCGCCCGCGCCGCCCAGCGCTCCGGAAAGGGCGTTTGCGATGGGACCGAGGATGAAGCGGCGGGCGGCGAGCTTGGCCAGGTCGGCGATCATCGACGTGACCAGATCGCGGAAGTCGAGCTTGCCGGTCTTCACGAAGTCGCCGATGGCATTCTCGGCGCTCTGGAAGGCCCCGACCAGCGCGCTGCCGATATCCCCGCCGATGTCGCGCGCCTTGGCTGCGTAGTCGGCGAGTGCGGCGGTGACGGCTTGCCAGCCCGTAAGGGCGGTGTCCGCGCCTTCGGCTGCAGCCGCCCCGGCCTCGCGCGCGGCACCTCCCGCGGCATCGGCGGCGGTGGCCGTGTCGTTCAGCCCGGCCGTGAGGGCATCTGCCGAAGCGGCTGCATCGGCGAGTGCAGTCTCTGCCTCGGTCCCCGTGCCGCTCACCGCATCCTTCAACGCCTGCCAGCTGGCCAATGGCCGACCGGCAGCATCGGCGAGCATCCCGGCAGCTTCGCGATAGCCGTCGGCCCGGGCGCGTGCATCGTCGGCCAGGACCCCGAGCCCGAGGTTAGGCGGCTCCAGGTAGGTCCGCGACAGCGCGGCCGAGAAGGCGTCCGCCGCTGCAGCGCCTGCAGCGGTCGCGGCCCCCTCGAAGGGGTTGCCGATGCGCCCCAGTTCCACTGGATCAAGGATGCCGATCCGCACCCCGCCTTCGCCGGTGGCCCATTCGGGCAGCAGCGCGAGGGCCGCGTTCAGGGTCTCGATGAAGCTGTTGATGCGGGTCACGACGCCGTTCAGCATCGCCTCGACGCCCGAGATCAGCCCGTTCGCGGCCTGGAATGCAAAGTCGCCGATGGCGCCTGGCAAACTGCCCCAGATTGCCACAGCCGCATCATAAGCCCCCTGGAAGATTGCGGCCGTCCGGTCGCCGAAGCTGACGACGCCTGCGATGGTGCCCTCGAGGGCCGAGAGACCGGCCGCCTTCAGCCCCTCCCATCCGGCGGCCATCCGCGCGAGGGCCGCATCCAGCGACAGGCCGATGCGGGACCAGACTTCGCGGGCCAGATCGCCGAGGAGACGAAAGGCCTCGCCCACACCGCCGACCCGGGCGACGAGCTGCGATAACTGATAGACCAGCTCGCCCGCACCGACGATCAGCGCACCGATGCCAGTGCGGATCAGCGCGCCGCGTAGGAAGACCAGCGCGGTGGCAAGCCCGCGCACGGACAAGGCTGCGGCCGCCATTCCCGCGACCCAGCGCCCGGCCATGACGGCGGCGAAGGTCGCGGCGTAGGAGGCAAGTCGGCCGAGGTTACCGATCAACCCGTCGATGGCCGAGCGAAGGATCCCGCCATCGGAGGCGAGCGCCACGAAGGCATTGGCCAGCGCCTCGATGGTCGGGGCCACGGCTACGGCGATGCGGTTCCGGAGGCCATCGAACACGAGGGAAACGGTGCCCAGCGCTAGTTGCGTGCGGCGCAGCGCCTCCAGCGCATCGCCGTCCAGAACCGCACCCAAATCGGAGGCCTGGTCGCCAAGCCGCGCCATTTCGGCCCCACCATTGCGCAGGAGCGGCAGGAGGCGGGTCGCGTCCGAGGCCATGGACTCGAGATAGAAGGTCATCTCCTGCTGGCTAAGACCCGCCCGCTCCAGCGTGTCGACGTAAAGTTGCAGTGCCTCCGGTCCCGACAGCCGTGCGAACTGGTCAGCGGTGACACCGACCCTCGGGGCCACGTTCTCGAAGAAATCCGCCATCGGCCCGCCGCCGGTCTGCAGGAAATCCCCGACCCGGTCGTTCACGTCCTTCAGGATGTCGGCCAGCTTCTCCTGTTCAATGCCGACTGTCCGCGCCCCGGCCGACCAGCGCTGCAGCGCATCGGGTGTTGCATTGGCGACCTGCGCGAACTGCCGGATCTGCGCGGCACTCTCGGCGGTGGATCGGACGATCAGGCCGAGCGAGGCTGTAGCGGCCGCCGCGGCGGCCCCGAGGGCAAGACCTGCACGGCGCGCGAAAGCGGCCAGCCGGGTGTTGGCCAGTTCCATCTCGCGCGACAGCCGGCCGAAGCCGCGGGCTCCGGCTTCACCCACGCCCTCCAGCTCGGCGCGCACGCGACGTCCGCCCTCCGCCACGAGGCGGACGGAGACCTTCTTTTCAGCCATTCCGGCGTCCTTCCATCTGCTCGTTCAGTTTGCGCACCATCACCGCCTCGATCTCGGGCAACAGTTCGGCGGTGATCAGGGGGGTAATGCCCAGCGCTTGCGCCAGCGCGAGGGCGGCGCCCATGTCCCATCCGATGACGGCCCCCGGCGCGATGCGCAGCTGGCCGCCGAGGCGCTGGGTCAGGTCCCAGACCTGCCAGCCCTCGACGGTTTGCGGCCGGTTCTGTCTTGCGGGGCAGTCGGGGCAGGGTCCTGTGCAGGCCGCGCAGTAGCCGTCGCCCCCGCCAAAGGACCAGTCGGCGAGGGCGCGGAGGCGTTTTTTTCCTGATCCAGCATTAGACCGCGGGCGACGTATTGCGCCTGGAAGGCCTCGAAGACCGGCCAGATTTCGAGAAGCGCGTCGATCCCGGCCGGGCTGATTGGGACAAGGTTGCCGTCATCATCGCCGACACCTTCCCATTCCAGCACCGCCCGGCGGGCGACGGCCTTGGCCATGGCCAGCGCCATGTCCTCCTGGCTCGAGGTTTCCGATAGGCCATCGATGGCGGGATCGGCGCGGGCTGAGACCATCAGCGCGGTGGTCAGAGGGGCCACCAGGACGCGCAGGCCGGGTAGCAGGTCCAGCCACTCGGGCTGGTTGGACAGGTTCAGGCGGATCATGGTCAGTATCCCGTGACGGTGTTGACGAGGACGGCGGTGCACATGCGGGCGGGGTTGGTGGCTTTCGCGGCCTGCCAGTCGAAGGTCGCCTGGATGCCCTGTGGGCCCGGGATCTCGATCCGCGGGACGGGCAGGTAGACGGCGTGGGCGGTGAAAGTGAAGCTGGCGTTCGTGCCGAGGCTGTAGGCGAACTCCAGCTCGCAGGGCGTGCCGTCGATGGCTTGCGTCACCAGCGCAGAGTCCGCGAAACGCACCTCGATCCGGCCGGTCAGCGCCGCCATGCCGGGATCGGCGCCTTCGATCTTGCCGTCGTTGCGGATGGTCTCGATCCGGTCGAGGCCGTTGGCATAGGTGATCTCGGCCGAGACGACGTTGCCCAGTGCCGTGCCATTGCGCTTCACCACCCCGTTGAAATGGCCGAAGCGCTGCAGGCCGAGCGCGGTCGGCGTGCCCGCGGCAGTGGTGGCCGCAATCGCCTCGCCTTGGGCGATCAGGCGGGCGGTGGCGGTCAGCAGCCCCGAGCGGCTCATCTGCCAGCTGAGCTGGTCCATCACGCAGCCCGCATACATCGCGAAGCGCGGCACCTCGGGCATCGCCACTTCGATGGCCATGGAGGGCAGAGTCCAGTTTCCCGACTGGAAGGTGTGGGTCTTGGGCGTCGTCCCCGTCGTGGTCGGGGATCCGAAAGCAGCCTTCAGCCAGAAGCCGAGGGCCTCCACATCGATCGGCACGACCACCTCGCCATCGGCGGTGACCGCGTCCTTGATCGGGGCCAGGGGATCGCGGCCGTAGCCCAGCAACTCCGAATTCAGCAGGGGCTGCTCTGCGCCCAGCGTGGTGCGGGCAAAGGGGATCAGCCGATAGCCGCTGGCGGGCGGGGTTCCGTAAACCGTCTCGAACGCAAGCGCCATCTGCGCCCGCGCGCCGTGTGCGCGTGCCATGGGGGTCTCCTATGTGGGGAAATTCAGCCCAGAGGGCCGGTCGTGGTGTAGTGCAGGACGACGATGATCACCGCCGCCTTCAGGGCCGCGGCGCCTTCGATGGGCAGATCGACCGAGGCCGGGGCTTCGGGTTCGACCCAGTCGCAATGGCCGCCGAGCGTCCGGTCGGCTTCCAGCGCCGCGCCGATGGCGGCGATCAGGTCATCGAAGGCGCTCGCGCGGCCAGTGCCCGCCTGGATGACAACCTCCAGCTCGGCCCGGTGCTGGTAGTGGTAGCGCAGGGGCGACAGCGTGACCTCCGGCTCGCCCGGCTGGCCATCGCGCAGGATGATCAGCCCGGCCGTCGGGATCCGCTCGGGCAGGACCTCGTCACGCAGGGTTAGGGCGGCAAGCGGCTGCAGCCGCGCATGCAGCGCGGCGAGGACGGTTTCGCGGGTGGTGGGCATTGTCCTGTATGGCGATGAATTTACGAGGTCGTTTTCTGGGGACTTGGCGAGGAAGTAGTTTCCCCAGACCGACCTGAACGAGGCTTACGTTCCCAGAATCCTTTCGGGACCAAGCCAGTCACTGATTGGCTTCGCTACGAGGCGGGCGTTCCGGTATGCATAGGCGAGGGGATAAATCGTATAGCCCTGATACCTCAACTTTCCATCCACCCTGATGCTTTGAACAACTAGGGCTGCATCGACCTTGGTGTCGTCCGACAAAGAGATTGGCAGGAGGAAGCTCATCAGGTTGTGCTTTGGGTAATACTGCGGAACAACAGCACGGTAGTTCCAGCTGACGCGTTTGCGCGCCAGCAGAATGGCGTCTTTGAGCCTGTTCCTCAACCGCCGATACATCGCATCGTTTTGGTTTAAGCGGTCGGCAATGCCTGCCAAATATGACTCTCGATTTGCTAGGTACTCCTGCAGCGAGAACCCGCCCGCGTAGGTGTCAAGGAAATCATGCGGGTACCTGTCGCGTCGGATCCCATCGAGCACAATGTGATCGAGATCCTCGTCGAATGGCGCCTCCGCGTCGAAGTAGAGGTCATCGATGTTCGTGAAATAGCTTGCGGCCTTCGGGAGCGGCTCGAATGTCCGCGCAAGCAACTTCCCTTCCTCTCCTTGCCCGCTCACGCAGAACGATCGCCACTTCCATGGAGGAGTTGCTCGGTCATTCTTCTCAAAAAGCGCATAGATCGGCTCATAGAACCGGTCGACCAAACCCGTGTTGAATGTCGCGAACCGATCACCAGTGGTGACCTTGCCCTCGTGTCTCAGCCGGGTGAATGTGAACTTGATGTAGTTCCGCAGGATGCCAAAGTCATCGAACTCTTCGGCTGGGCTTTCCCTGTATCGCCAGTCTTCAGTTAGCGCGAGCGATGCCAAATCGCTGATGGCTTTGCTTGTGGTATCACGGCTGAACAAGGGTATGAACGCCCAGTCGAACAGCTCCTTGGTGTCGTGGTCCGCGGCAGGAATTGGCGCGTCTGTTGCGCCCATCTTCAGAGAAGCGTTCACCGCGCAAGGCCGTTGCTGGCGGTCTTCCCCAATGTCAAACCAGTAGACCGCCCCCTTTTGGGGGACGGTTCCGTCGATTACGCCATTTCGGTGGATTAGGATGTCCTTGCCCCCAGCGGGGTTAAGGAGAAACCCATAGCTCTTGTCGGCAAGGAAGAACTTCACCTCCGCAGACAGTCTAGACTCAACTAGTTCACTTGAACCAGCTGAACTTTCTGTCGTCTCGGCGAGCTTGTGCTTCGGTTCGGGGCTGGTACTTGCGCTCGTTGGAAGAGGCGCTGCCCTTTCCGTAACCTTTGCCAAAGGATCCCTTTGATCCTGACTTTTCGTATTTGCTTCCGCTGCTCTTGGAGGAGTTTCCGCCGCTTTTCCCAAAGATGCCCATTTGGTCCATTTTCCCAACATCTAACTTCCCTCGTGCATCCCGACCCAGGCGGAACTGCCTGCATACGGACACAGTTTCTCTCTGTCGTATGGCCGTTGCACTCTGTCGTCAGCGGCTAGGAGAAGAGGGTAGTAAGTGCTTTGGAAGTACGGAAGCAGTTACGGTCTCGTAGCAGTTTGATCCCGAGGTGTCGAGAACCTTTATCGGATGATGCGACGCGGGTTGCCGTTGTATCATGTGACCCACCCCGCCACGATCCGCCCCGGCACACCGTCGATGGCCTGTTCCGCATCCCGCACCAGATCCAGCCGCTTGCGCAGCTTGACCTGTGGCACGAGGAGGAAGATCGGCACGGTGGTCAGCCCGCGAGCGGATTTCGACCGCGATGCCACCGCGCGCCCCTTGCTGTTCAACCGCCCCTCGGCCACCAAGAGGCTCGGGCCCCGGCGCCTATAGATGAACCGCAGCCGCAACCCCGTGCGGCGTTCCCATTCGCCGGAGGTGATCCGGCCGCCGCGGGTGGATTTGCCTGCGGCCGGGGTGGGGATGGCCAGCCAGAAGCCGTTGCGCGACCGGATCAGAGGCCCGGTGTCATGCGCGCCGACGATCACAGGGGCGTTCGACCAGACCAGTGCTGCTGCGTTCAGGCTCTCGCTGCCCTTGGGATAGGTGGCGAGGCGGATTGAGTTGCCGAGCCGGGTGCCCAGCCCCGCGCCGGTGATCTGGCCGCGCCAGGCGGATTTGAGGCCCGCGCCCGCCTCGCGCATGGCGGTGGTGACGGCCCTCTCGCCCGCGGCGATTTCCGCCTGCATCATCGCGACGATGTCAGGATCGATGGTGAGCTTCAGTTTCATCGCGGTTCACGCCGGGCGGAGATCGAGGGTCCAGATCAGCCGTTCGCGGTCGCGCAGGGGTTCCCCCTGGATGACATGGCTGTCGGCACCGATGACGATCACGTCGCCCGGGCGCGGGGCGGGCAGGTCGGCCACGCGCACGTCGACCACCGTCGTGTCGCTGGCGTACCGGCCCGCGCCGAAGTCGGTGACGCGATCCGGCGCGCGGCGGATGATGCGGATCGGGCGTTCCTCCGACGTGGTGGCCGAGATCCAGAGAGCCGGGGCCGCCATGGAGGCATGGGTAAAGATGCGGTCCATGGCGGCGGCAAAGACGGACATTGGCGCGTCAGTTCGAGCTGTGGATTCGGACGGCCAGCCGCGGACGCTTGTTGACCGGCAGGATAGAGGCCTCGGTCATCACATCGATCCAGCGGCCTTTCTCGTCGAGATGCTGGCGGGCGTAGAGGGGCAGGCCGATGGTGTTGGCGGTTTCCAGGAGGTTCGCCGGGCCGCCATAGGTGGTGAAGGTGTCCATCGTGCCGAGCGGGAAGGCGATGCCCTCATTCGCCGGGACCAGCCGCTCGGTGGCCTTGGTCGAGAGGGTGACGGTGCCGGAATATTCCTCGAACAGGATGCCGCCGAAGGGGAAGTTGCGGCGGACATCCT